CACAACCCAGTCGCTCCAGATCTTCACATTCTTCGCGATACGCGGGTTGGTCGTGTTCTCCAATGCCTTTTCGCCGAACTCTATGGCCTTGGCGTAATGCCCGAGATGATCGTACACCATCGAAAGCAAGTCATATCTGTCAACCAGATATATCTTGGGATTCACAAACAGTTTGCTGTAGGGCATGTCGAGCTGCACACACTTCTCCAACCATACCTGAGCCTCTCTGTAATTCCGGTCCTTGTACGCCATGTCGCCGAGGTAAAAATACGCTTCGGCGTAGGCCGGAAACTCTTCCAGCGCGCGCGCAAACTCCACCCTCGCCCTCAGAGGATCTCCAAGGCGAGCGTAGCAAGTTCCCAGGTTGACCCTGGCGTGCCACCTCTCTTCATTCCACGCGCTGACCTCTAGGCACTTCTTGTAAGCTTCAACACCGTCCAGCCACCGAGCGTTCTCCCTGTAAGCGTTCCCAAGATAGAACCATGACCTCGAATTCGCCGGATTCTCCAGCGTCTCCTTCTCGAAGCCCGCGACAGTGGCCACGCTTCGCTGTGCATCCCTGGCCTGCTTCGCCGCCGGAGCCTGGTCTTGCTTCCTGTGCTCCACAGTGAATGCGTCAGAGAAGTAGGTCTTGTTGACCACCGGAACATTGTGCTGCGGATTCCTGAACCGAACGGACGGAGCGAATACGCGCCCCTGGTTGTATATTCGATTCGGAACTCCATATTCGTCCGGTTCAAACAGGATCTTGGCCTCGATCCCGTCGCATCCCCACTTCTTGGCCTTTTCAATGGCCGCGATCACTCCTTCCGGGTTGTGCAAAATCTCGTGGCCGTCCAGCCATAATCGCCAGTTTTCTTTCTTGCATTGAGCGAGCACCTGGTTTCTGGCCTTGGAAAACCCCCAGTCCGTCGAGGGCTTCTTCGACGGCCTTGGCCCTCTGCGCTTCAGCTCTGCGTCCAGATGGTGCGTGAGCACTTTGTCGGCCAACTTTTTGGCCAACTCCCTGGTGCCGTCCTGCGACGCCTGATCGACGCCGATAACCACCTCATCGACGTACTCCTTCACGGACATCACCGCCCGTTCCAGCGTAGCAACCTCATCTTTTACAATCATCGCAACAGTCAACATCTCATCACTCCTTTGTTATACGACCTTTCTTCTTGGGGCAATTATGCCCTCGGCGCAGGGCGTCGGACCATTGGACCAGTCATTCCTGTTGGCCCCACTATTCCGACTATACCGGTGTCACCCCTGAGTATGTCAACGAAACCCTCATGCGCCTCGCATACGCAGTGGTGCCTCCGACCTGACAGATTTGTATCGCAAACTCCCACTGGTCGGCCTCCTCAGCAGTAAATGGGATTCTGGAGCTTTTGCCGTCGTATAGCTGGATATTGCTCGCCCACGCCGCTCTCTCTTCGGCGGATCCACCCAATTTTTCGGCTATCAATCGGGCCTTAGCGGCAGACGACAATGACGACGCACCTGATTTTATCTCCAACGATACGTCAAGCTGCCATTCTCCAGCTCGAAGAGGACTCGTCTCTTTGTGCAAAACAGTTTCCCAAGCTGTGTCGGTGCTTGTTTGCTCCGCTTGGCTCACCCATTTCTGCGCGTCTCTGGTACTCTTAGTCCCTTCGTGAGCTTCAATGGCACCCTCTACGGTCGTCTTGTCTTCTGCCGAAGGCTCCGCAGAGAATGTTATCACTGCGTCGTTTTTTTCCGTGACCTCGTTGTAGTTCACATTGATGCCAACGACAGTGGCCGACGATATGGCAGCGTCGATCTCCTTCATCAAAAGCTGCAAATTTACGATTCCGTTCAGAGTGTCGTCCTCTACCACAAACAAACATTGCTCTCCATTCCATACAATTGACATTTATTTCCTCCTGTTTTGTTAACTCATTAACTCATTCTGTAGACTACAATCCGCGCCCTTCTTATGTAAAGAATAGAGCCAGAAGCAGCCTTGTAATCCATGTCTATATTTTGTACACCGGAAATACTGCTCGCGTAATAAACACCAGCAGATAACCTGTAGTTATAAGTATAATCGTCGTAATTAAAAAATTCAGCAACAGTCGTTGAATCATTTATCTGAACCCTGACTGCTCCATTTATTCCACCCGTATCATCGTACCACTCACACGACCAGTGTATTAAATAGTTGCCACTTGGAAGACTACCTGTCGTAACACGTAGTTTTTGCTGATATGTGGTCGCCACTGTCGAGCTGACACCTTCACTGCTACCCTGGTTAATTTCCGTGCCGAATACTGTCGTACCTGCCGGACCCGTAGGACCCGTAGGACCCGTAGGACCCGTAGGACCCGTAGGACCCGTAGGACCCGTAGGACCCGTAGGACCCGTAGGACCCGTAGGACCCGTAGGACCCGCTGGACCACCACTAGGCCCAGTTGCGCCAGTTGCTCCCTTGGCACCTTCTAGCATAACGACACTGAGATTGGTATTCGACGTAGTTACACAAGTACCTGACGTACTGCTTATTCTACGTTGACGGATCTCGAAATAATCGCCAGCCTCTAACTCGACGATGATGCTGAATACATTACCGCTCTTGTCGTCTGTATCACTACGGATGTAGCCTCCCACGCTAGTCGCAGCCAGCTCCGTTCCGCTATTAACTCTTACGGCTACCTCAGAAATAAATCGATAAGTTGCCGTATCTCCATCGTAATTTATGGACCCCGTGATCAAATATCTATTAGTAGTTGATACGTAAACCCGCGAATTATTCGTAACAGTGTCGTGAGTGTAATTAGAATCCTCGAAATCCTCAACATTCCACTGGATCGAGATATAACTCGTCCCATCACAATCTTGGCCTGCCGTACTGCGATATCTAGCAGCAGGCATATCGGTCGCAGTTCCAGCAGGCCCCGTTGGGCCGGTCGCTCCAGTCGGCCCCGTGGAACCAGTTGCCCCAGTCGAACCTGTGCTGCCAGTAGCACCAGTCACTCCCGTTGTCCCCGTGGCACCAGTCGATCCAGTTGGCCCTGTCGGACCTACACTTCCCGTCGCACCCGTTGGGCCTGTGATACCCGTTGAACCCGTAGGACCAGTCGTCCCGGTGATTCCCGTCGCGCCAGTAGCCCCCGTAGCCCCTATCGGCCCTGTCGGTCCAGTCGCCCCGGTTGAACCTGTAATCCCAGTCGGTCCGGTTAGCCCCGTTGCACCCGTTGGACCGGTACTGCCCGTGGCTCCGGTAGCCCCTGTGGGACCAGTCGCTCCGGTACTTCCAGTCGGACCTGCCCCACCCGTTGCGCCCGTAGGTCCAGTGGCACCCGTTACACCATCCTCTCCGGTAGCGCCAGTCGGTCCCGTGGCTCCTGTTGCTCCTGTTCCACCTGTCGGTCCAGTTGGTCCGGTACTACCTGTCGCTCCCGTATGCCCGGTTGGCCCCGTGACTCCTGTGGCACCGGAAGGACCAGCGGCCCCCGTCGGACCCGTCACGCCTGTGCTACCCGTCGGTCCTGTCTGTCCAGTGGCCCCTATTGGACCAGTGCTTCCAGTAGCCCCGGTCGGGCCTGTCGGCCCGGTAGCTCCGGTTATCCCCGTAGCGCCTGTGCTTCCCGTTGGCCCGGTTGCCCCCGTAACTCCCGTTAATCCAGTCGGACCAGTCGAACCCGTAGTCCCTGTCGGTCCCGTGGGGCCTGTGCTGCCTGTCGCTCCGGTCTGGCCTGTTGAACCAGTGGGTCCAGCAGCTCCAGTTGGACCTGTCGCCCCAGTTACACCTGTACTTCCGGTTGGCCCAGTTGCTCCGGTCAAACCTGTTGGTCCAGTTGCACCGGTAGGCCCAGTCGCTCCTGTAGACCCTGTTGGCCCTGTCGGACCCGTATGACCAGTAACACCTGTTGGACCGGTACTACCTGTTGGCCCAGTCACACCCGTGGCCCCGGTTGGTCCCGTTGCTCCGGTGCTTCCCGTCGAACCAGTGGCTCCCGTCGGACCGGTGCTACCCGTTGGCCCCGTAGCCCCTGTCGGACCAGTAGTTCCTGTACTCCCCGTGGGTCCAGTTGGGCCAGTGATGCCCATGGGTCCGGTTGGCCCTGTAGTTCCAGTTGCTCCCGTAGTCCCTGTTGAGCCAGTTGCCCCAGTGGGTCCAGTAGCCCCCGCAGGACCGGTCGCTCCGGTCTGCCCTGTGGCCCCTGTCGTGCCTATCGGACCGGTCGCGCCTGTCGGCCCCGTGGTTCCTGTCACGCCAGTCGTTCCAGTCGGACCAGTAGGACCTGTCACGCCTGTAGCCCCAGTTGAACCGGTGGCTCCCGTCGGACCAGTCGAGCCAGTTGTTCCGGTAGGCCCTGCTGGCCCTGTCGCTCCGGCAGCTCCTGTGGCTCCTGTGGCTCCCGTTACGCCAGTAGAACCCGTCGGACCTGTACTTCCCGTGGATCCAGTCGGGCCTGTCACCCCGGTGACACCGGTCACTCCAGTAATACCAGCAGGTCCGGTCGGCCCCATTGGCCCCGTTGCGCCAGTAGCCCCTGTAGCTCCGGTAGGACCGACTGGACCAGTCGGCCCCGTGGCTCCGGTCGGACCCGTTGGGCCTGTACTGCCAGTTGGTCCGGTCACTCCCGTTGCCCCTGTTGCCCCAGTCGATCCCGTCACTCCTGTCGAACCTGTAGGTCCCGTGGATCCCGTGGATCCGGTCGATCCTGTCGGACCCGTAGGACCAGCAATACCGGTTGGTCCTGTTGCGCCTGAAACTCCAGTAGCCCCAGTTGGGCCGGTCGATCCTGTTGCGCCAGTCGGGCCAGTAGTCCCAGTAGGACCCGTGGCCCCAGTGACACCAGTTGCCCCTGTCGCACCCGTAGACCCCGAAGGCCCAGTGGATCCTGTTGCGCCGGTCGATCCGGTGACACCTGTCGGCCCCGTGGGTCCGGTGACACCCGTCGCTCCGGTAATACCTGTCGGGCCTATAGGGCCAGTGGCCCCGGTAGCCCCCGTTGCTCCAGTCGATCCTGTTATGCCAGTGGCCCCCGTCGGCCCCGTACTGCCGGTCGAACCTGTTGCCCCAGTAGCACCGGTTGGACCGGTAGCCCCTGTCACTCCGGTAGAACCCGTGCTTCCTGTTGGGCCTGTAGAGCCTGTGCTTCCAGTTACGCCCGTTGGTCCCGTTGGACCAGTGACCCCGGTGACACCAGTTACGCCAGCACTTCCGGTGGGTCCTGTCGGACCAGTTGTGCCTATAACACCGGTCACTCCGGTGGCCCCGGTAGCTCCCGTAGGCCCCGTAGGTCCAGTGTTGCCCGTTGGACCCACGGATCCCGTGGAACCAGTTGCCCCTGTTACGCCCGTAGCCCCTGTTGAACCAGTGGCTCCTGTAGGCCCCGTGACTCCGGTGACTCCGGTTGGACCTGTAGATCCCGTCGGGCCTGTGCTTCCCGTGGCTCCCGTAACACCGGTGGGTCCTGTCGATCCCGTGGCTCCGGCGGATCCCGTTGCCCCGGTAGCGCCCGCAGGGCCGGTGGCTCCAGTCACCCCCGCAGGACCGGTCGGTCCCGTGAGTCCAGTGCTTCCCGTCGGACCTGCCGGGCCTGTAGCGCCCGTGGACCCTATGGGTCCAGTAGATCCGGTTGGGCCTATTGGACCAGTGGCTCCCGTTGAACCAGTAGCGCCAGTCGCACCCGTTGGCCCCGTCGCTCCAGTCGGACCTGTCACCCCAGTGGCACCCGTCGGTCCTATACTCCCAGTCGCCCCGGTTGGGCCTATGGGTCCGGTGGCTCCAGTCGCGCCCGTAGGCCCTGTACTACCCGTTGGACCAGTGACCCCGGTAGCGCCGGTCGGACCAGTGACCCCTGTCGAACCTGTATTTCCCGTCGCTCCAGTGGGTCCGGTTGAGCCAGTCGCCCCGGTCGAGCCGGTAGCCCCCGTTGCACCCGCCAGTCCCGTTGGACCCACGGGGCCAGTCGATCCAGTAGATCCTGTCGGCCCTGTTGCGCCTGTAACTCCAGTTGGCCCCGTTGGCCCCGTCGGGCCAGTTGATCCCGTTGAGCCTGTTACCCCTGTGACACCCGCAGGCCCAGTTGTGCCGGTAACACCGGTTGGCCCCGTAATACCTGTCACCCCGGTCGGACCCGTTACACCGGTAGCTCCTGTCGGGCCTGTTGGGCCTGTTGGCCCAGTGGAACCCGCCGGGCCTGTTGATCCTGTAGCTCCAGTAGAGCCGGTTGGGCCGGTAGTCCCTGTCGAACCCGTAGGCCCTGTCGAACCCGTCTGGCCAGTCACTCCAGTAGGTCCAGTCGCTCCTGTTGCACCACTTGGCCCCGTTGCTCCTGTAGAGCCTGTGGGGCCTATCGATCCCGTAGGACCTGTCGTACCCGTCACTCCAGTGGGTCCGGTCGGCCCAGTTATCCCCGCCGCGCCTGCGGGGCCGGTTGATCCCGTCGGGCCTGTCGGACCAGTAGATCCCGTTGACCCTGTCGCTCCCGAGGGTCCCGTGGGACCAGTCGATCCGGTGGCTCCCGTGACTCCCGTTGCCCCAGTCGGCCCTGTCGGTCCAGTGAATCCAGTTGGGCCAGTAGCGCCAGTAGCCCCTGTTGACCCCGTGCTGCCCGTTGGACCCGTTACTCCGGTGGCCCCTACACCTCCAGTGACTCCGGTGGCTCCGGTGGCTCCGGTCGGACCTGTTGAGCCAGCAGATCCCGTCGGTCCCGTGGTTCCCGTGACTCCGGTTGGACCTGTCGGCCCTGTAGCGCCGGTGGAACCGGTTGGACCCGTAGCGCCCGTGGCACCAGTAACCCCTGTCGATCCAGTAGGTCCAGTGACACCTGTCGAACCCGTCGATCCTGTGCTTCCAGTGGGTCCGGTTGCGCCAGTGACACCAGTGACACCCGTCGGCCCCGTACTACCTGTTGCTCCAGTAGGACCAGTGACACCGGTTGACCCCGTGGCCCCCGTAACGCCTGTCGCCCCGGTGCTTCCCGCTGGCCCCGTTGGACCAGTTGCGCCAGTGACTCCGGTCGGCCCAGTCGGCCCGGTAACACCCGTGGCACCCGTTGACCCAGTTGGCCCTGTTGCGCCCGTCGAACCTGTAGTTCCGGTCGCCCCAGTTGATCCAGTTGGACCGGTGGAACCTGTAGCTCCAGCAGGACCAGTTCCTCCAGTGGGACCTGTTATCCCCGTTGCTCCGGTTGCACCCGTCGGCCCAGTTGTCCCCGTCGCTCCAGTTGCGCCTGTAGCTCCCGTTGGACCAGTCGATCCAGCGGGGCCAGTCACGCCCGTCACACCGGTAGATCCGGTTGGACCCGCGCCCCCTGTCGCGCCGCTGGGACCTGTAGCCCCCGTTGCTCCAGCACTACCAGTTGATCCTGTCGGTCCGGTCACGCCAGCCGCGCCAGTCGGACCCGTGCTTCCCGCTGGACCAGTGACTCCAGTTGGCCCACTAGGACCGGTAGCTCCCACAGATCCCGTCGCACCCGTTACTCCGGTTGGACCAGCAGATCCCGTCGGCCCTGTCGGTCCTGTACTTCCCGTGGGTCCGGTCGAGCCAGTCACACCCGTAGGCCCAGTGCTCCCAGTCGGACCAGTGGCTCCCGTGACACCCGTCGCACCGGTCGATCCAGTTGGTCCCGCTGGTCCAGTGCTTCCGGTGACTCCCGTAGGCCCAGTTGCCCCGCTCGGCCCCGTAACGCCCGTTCCTCCAGTAACACCCGTTGCTCCGGTTGGCCCCGAAGGGCCAGTGGCTCCCGCTGGGCCGGTGGCACCAGTGGCCCCAGCGGTTCCCGTCGCCCCAGCCGGTCCTGTTGGGCCTGTAACACCCGTCACCCCTGTAGCGCCTGTTGGGCCACTTGGACCAGTAGCCCCCGTAGCCCCTGTCGCACCGGTCGATCCCGTCGGGCCGGTAGCCCCGGTCGGACCAGTTGGTCCAGCACTTCCAGTGGCTCCGGTTGGACCACTCGGCCCAGTAACTCCCGTCGGTCCCGTCGGGCCAGTTGCCCCCGTGACACCGGTTGCCCCAATTGGACCTGTCGCTCCCGTTGAGCCGGTGGCCCCTGTCGATCCAGCGATTCCGGTTGAGCCAGTTGGGCCAGTAGACCCCGCCGGACCCGTGGTGCCAGTTGCGCCGGTTGGCCCAGAAGGACCAGTCGCCCCGGTCGGGCCAGTAGATCCCGTAGCTCCCACCGAACCAGTTGCTCCTGTAGCACCCGTTGCTCCGGTTGGCCCTGCTTCGCCCGTGGGACCAATCGGACCAGTGGCACCATCTGAACCCGTGGGTCCGGTTGGCCCAGTAGTTCCTGTCGTGCCGTCAGCTCCCGTAGGCCCCGTTGGACCCGCCGGGCCAGTGGCCCCAGTTGGCCCTGTCGGGCCTGTTGCGCCGTCTGCGCCTGTCGCACCGGAAACGCCCGTCGCTCCTGTTGGACCCTGCGGACCCGTCGGGCCTACCTCTCCGGTTACGCCGGTAGGTCCGGTCGGCCCCGTAGCGCCCGCTTCTCCAGTTGGCCCTGTTGGCCCAATTGCCCCCTGAATTCCCGTTGGCCCCGCAGAGCCAGTTGATCCAGTAGCCCCATCAGCTCCAGTGGGACCTGCCTCCCCTGTCGCTCCCGTCGGACCTTGCGGCCCCGTAGGTCCCACGTCTCCAGTAACGCCCGTTGGACCTGTAGGCCCCGTGGCCCCGTCAGCGCCCGTCGAGCCTGTAGCCCCGGCGGGGCCAGTCGGGCCAGTTGCGCCATCGGCTCCAGTTGGGCCTGTGCTTCCTGTAGGCCCCGTTGGTCCGGTCGTACCCGTCGCGCCGGTCGCTCCGGTTAGACCTGTTAATCCAGTAGCCCCGGTCGGACCAGTGGGACCAGAAGCTCCAGTTGAGCCTTGAGGACCTGTCGGCCCCGTACTTCCAGTAGCACCCTGAATCCCCGTCGGACCAGTGGGGCCGGACGGCCCCGTTGCGCCCGTTGCGCCAGCAGGCCCCGTCGGACCCGTTAAACCTGTTGAACCAGTCGGCCCTGTTGGTCCTGTGTGGCCAGTAACCCCAGCTCCAGTTGGACCAGTGGGGCCGGTGGCCCCTGTGGCTCCGGTCACTCCAGTTGGCCCTGTCGGGCCAGTCACGCCCGCGCCCGTAGGTCCCGTAGGACCAGTGGCTCCAGTTGCTCCCGTCGGTCCCGTCGGGCCGGTTGTTCCAATTCCTGTCGGCCCCGTCGGTCCCGTCAATCCCGTGAGGCCAGTCACGCCGGTTGGGCCAGTTGCGCCTGTCACTCCAGTCGCCCCGGTTGCCCCGGTCGCTCCCTTGTCTCCCGTGGCCCCAGTGGCCCCTGTAGCGCCCTTAGCGCCGGTAGGCCCCGTTGCACCCGTTGGACCGGTTACGCCTGCTCCGGTGGGTCCTGTGGCTCCGGTAGGGCCTGTTGTGCCTGTAGCGCCAGTGCTGCCGGTCGCCCCCGTGGTTCCCTTCGCTCCGGTAGGCCCAGTTTGGCCAGTCGGCCCTGTCGGCCCAGTTATTCCGGTAGGTCCAGTCGCGCCCGTGATTCCGGTCTGCCCAGTAGTGCCAGTTGGCCCTGTGGCTCCCGTCGAACCGATGGGTCCGGTCGCACCGGTAGGCCCATCAGCGCCAGTTGCGCCGGTTGGACCTACTGCGCCAGTTGGCCCCGGAACTCCTTCTCCGAACCATGCGTTTGCCGACACTTGGTACTCCTACCAAAATCGGGCCTTCACGGCTAATTCGGCTCGCCGAGCAACGAGATGTGCTTCTCGTCGAACTTCCTAACCATATGGGTATGCGTCAGTTGATCCCGCAGAATCTCCATGCACGTCTTGCCGAAACGCTTCCGCTCCTTGCAGACGCCGAGCATACCTTGTCCGTGAATTTCAACGGCGGCATCCGGTTTCCCTCCGCAGATATAGCAGAAGCTCACCAAGTTGCCCTCCATTGGCCCTTCGTACTCAGGGAACGCAAGTCCCTGCATTGGACCTCCACAGCGCTTAACCGATTGGCATTGCCATCCACGATCCGACTTGACATCATGCTCCCGCGCCCTCCAGTACTTTAGGCACCAAGCACAAACGGCAGCCATCCCGTGCTGCTTTATTGCCATTTCAACTTGTTCAGCCTCCAACATTACCTGTCTACCTTTCTGTCTGGTGTGAATTTGGTCCGCTTACGCAGCTCGAATTTCCACCCGACGAAAGTTGCGGTGTCCGCTATGTTTCCACCGGACCCCACCCTGACGACATCCCACCACTCATTGAAGCAGTAGACTACGTCGCCTTCCTTGGGGATTCTACCATCAATCCGAGTATCTGCGATAGCATCTTCCCAGGCTGTTTTCGCCAGGAACATGATCGCGTCGTAATCGGCATAGAATCCCTCGTCCCGGACAGCGGGTTGCCTGTTCTCGGACTCCTGATACTCGAAGGCCACGGAGAATGTCAAAGACTCCTCTGTCGGCGTCGCATACGGATTCGGATAGAAGTTCCAGGACTTCTCATCCATCTGGGGAGTACCCGCAGCGGAAGATCCTCCATAAAGAGGATCGTTGTCCGGCTCCCCGTACAGAGCATCTACATTTTTACCGCGATTTAAAGAAAAATATTCGGCAGTTGGGCCTACAAGCTTGATGCGCTCCTCCTCCAAACATTGGAGATAATGAGCGTCCTGATCTCCGTAGACAGGCGGCACCTTTTCTTACTCGGACAACGAGTTGAAATACTCGCGGATTTCAGTAAGGAGATTGCCGTCGTAGAAGTCGAAATCCTCGCGCCTCTTCTTTTTGCCCAGAAGTCTGGCAATTTTGAATCCGGCCCCTTCCTCGCCGTCCCAACACCGAATGTCCTTACCCTTCTTCCGAGCGGCCCTGCCACACGGATGCTTCGTCGAGCCGAAATTGACTACCAGATCGCCCTTCTTTGACTTCTTCGCCCCCGTGTACTTGAGCTTGGTCTTGCCCATCGCCCAAGAACCCCCTCCCTTGGAGTCGATACTGTCCTTGGCCCCGGTAAAATGGCCAGAGTCTTTGTCGTGGAACGGATTACCCTTGCCCACCTTCCTCTTCGGCGCTCCAGAAGTGACAGTTCGCTCCTGAAGCACGATGCCGATACCCTCGGTGATGTCGTTGAACACCTCCGCGCTGTCTTCCAGTACGACATCCTGATAGGCGAGCATGGCAGCATGGATCACGTCGGGCTTCATCACGAGAACGTGCGGAGCAAAATGGACGCCGTTCTGACCCTCGATGTGCCGCAGTACCACCTCGCCGGGTTCGAGCAGCCCACTCTCGACGATGAAGTCGTAGAGCACTTGGGCATCTTCCCAGTCTTCGAAATTGAACATGATCTCGGCGTCCGACTCCTTGCCCTGATACGGCTTCAGCGTCTTCTTGCCCGCCAATGGAAAAACAGGCGTCAGCTCTTGCGACGCAAAGAGTTCCTCGTTGCTTTCTATCAACTGCGAAGCCTGGTCGATAACTCGGCTGTCGAGCGTCTTCTTGTCGCCACTCTCGATTTTTACCATCCCGAGAGCCTTTTTATCAGCTTCCGGCAAAATCTCAGCCATGTCGGCCAAAAACTCATCGTCTTTTCTTTCGTCGATCATGTAAATCCTCCTATTCAGCCCAGAATGCCACAGGCGACTGCAAAGATCTCATTTTTTCTTCGACCATTGCTTCCATGCCCTCGGCATTAGCGTACATGGCGTCTCCGTCCAGTGTAAAAGTCCCCGTCGCAGACGGCTTATCGGCGAACTTCATTCGGATATGAGCAAGCGTCTTCATGGCCTGCGACAGCGCATACTGCCGAAACATCAGCCACTCGTAGCTCGTCAAATAGGCCAGGTCCACCGTCTTGGATACGTAGAATATCTCCACCATCGAAGTGGTGGTATCCTTCGGAACGATGATGAGTCGGCGCTTCGCCTTATCCCATTCCCAGTCCCGATCTGCGGAAACAATGCGTTTCCCCATCTCTCGATACTGCATGTACTGAACAAGAGTACCGTAGCCACCCTCACCCGAGAACACATACTGAAACGGATTTATCTCCACGTCGGCCCAGGCGAAAAAGTCGATCAGATTGCTAGAATTGTACGCGAATATGACATCGACTACGTAGTCGAGATCCGTCACCCCCATGTCTGCCTCGGAATATTCGGTGCTGCCGGTCAAATCCATCTGTATGGCCTTGCACTGACCCACCCACATCTGCCAATACTCCTTGGCGAGCATCACTGCGTCGTCGAGCTGATCATCGGTCAATTCCACATTGATGACCGGAGCACCAAGCCTGCGGCAGATCCACTCTTTGACCTCGGCCTCTGTGCGAATCACTTTTTACTTTCCTTCTTCTTTGGAGCCGGAGGCGGTGGCGGCTCACCCGTCAGAATCCTAAAGGCGGCGTTATTAATCTTGGCCACCAGCCCAAAAATCTCCGTCTCTTTGACACCAGCACGCTTCAGACTCTTCATGACGGCGTCGCTTAACTCACTCAAGACCCCATTGAGCTGACCCTCATCCATCTGCTTCGCTGATAAAATAGAGCGCTTGATGTCCTCGGGAAGCTTGTCGGGATCGATGGCAGAGCCAGTCTTTGCCACAGGCTTTTTCCCCTCATCGTCCTTGGTCTTATCCTCCCCGTCATCCTTTTTCTTCTCTACGTCATCGTCATCGTCTTCGTCGTCGCCGTCGTTGGAAGGCAGCATGGCCCCTCCTGCCTTGCCCTTCGCTCCAGGCTGGATGTCGCCAGCTTCCATCTGGGCCAGCTTTATCTCCACCCTGGAATCGAGAGACTTGTCGGTCAACAGGTTGCCAGCTACCTCTTCCAACTCAGGCTCGACCACGGAAAACAGATACAGATTATCGGCATAAAAATTCTGGGCCTTGCCCTCTTTAATCACAAGGCCCCAGGGAGTAGATGAGACAACCTCGCCTTGTACGACGAAATGGCCCATCCTGGTTCTCACCTCGACCGTTTCCCGCAACCCTATCTTGCCGGACACAAGGGTATTGGCAAGACGATCTTCATGCAACAAGACCATTTTACCCTCCGTCTACAGGTGTTCTTTCTCGACGTGCTTCCTGACGTACTCCTCTGCCCTGCTGTTCGCCTTGTACGTTTTGTCACAGTGCAAGCACTTAAAACTGCCGTCTTCCAACTCCTCGTAGTCCGGCTTCGGCTCCTCCTTGGGAGGCTCAGGCTTCGGCGGCACTGGGGGCGCTTCCACTTTCGGCCTGGCCGCAGGCGGCATCTCCACCTTCGGCTTCGGCTGTGTCGTAACACTCACCTCTTTGGGAGGCTCAGGCTTCGGCGGCACTGGCTCGGGCGAAGACGGGATGGGTTCTTTCGCCATAGGCTTTCCTGGCCTGACCGGGATGATGTAGCCACCATCCACCCACCCTGACATGTCCACGTCGTCCGGCACCTCTACAATCTTACCTGGGCGAAATGCGAACTCTATTTTCTTCGCAAGCCTGGGCATGTTTCCCGACGCCTCGACCATCTTCACGCCCTCGAAGGCGTTTGGCTTCTGGCCACGGGCTAAAATGAATTGCTGCATGACATACTCCTTTTAAAAAACAGGGCCGGACCCGATGGTTCGGACCCGACCCTGTGCGTCACTAGCGAGCCACAGACCCGCGCCCAGACTTTGCCTACGGCAATGTGGTGGTCACGCTGGGCAGGCCGGAACAGGTGATCACGCCGTAGTACTCGTTACGCAGCATCTTCGTGGCGTACCGAGTCCTCACGCCCTTGCGGAACGTGAAGTCGTTCGGCTCCATGAAGGTCGGCGTCACTTGCAGCGGCACGTAAGGAGCGTACACGTAGCCCGCGTCGAGGAAGTTGTTCCCCTTGAGGCCGACGAGAATCTTGTCCTCGTCCATGTACGGATCCACGTAGACCGCCCACTTGCGGAGCAAGGTGCCGACTCGGCTGATGCCGAAGTTCGCCATGACCGGCCCGTAGCTGGTCTGCTGGACGTTCTGCTCGATGCTGGCGTAGTCGCCGTGCGTCGAGAGCTGATCCAGGAGCGCCTGAACCGCTGGCGAAACGACCATGAAGTTCGCGGGCGCTCTGCCCGAGGTTTTGTGGATGCGAGCCGACATCGCGGCGACCTTGGTTATCAGCGCACGAATCGTCTCGATCTCGCCCGGAGTGGTTGCGGCGTAAGTGTAAGTGGCAGTGTGAGCCGCTCCGTTCACGAGGTCCGTTACGATCTCGCGGTCCACTTCCAGCATCACGTCGTTGGAGAACGTGGAAACGATCTCCGTCTCGACATCCAGGCCGTGGAGCGCCCGCATGTCGTCCACCGCCTCGACCGTCCAGCGGGCCTTGAGCTTCCGGCTCTCGACCTTGACGGTGTAGAGGGTGATTTCCAGGCTGATACTCGGGATCTTGGCCCCGGTGGTGTAGCCCACCTGCTCCCAGTTCACGAAGTACTGGAAGTAGATCACGGTGTTGGAGGTGAAGTTCGACGCGGAACCGGCAGATCCCAGCGGAGTGATGGCCCAGTTGCCGTTCGCGACGGTGAAGGTTCCAACGTTGTTGGAATTCAGGTCGTCGATCAGGTTGCCGGACCCGTTCAGGGTTGCCACGACCGCCGTGTCCGCACTGGCGTTATCGGCATCGAGGCAGCGGTAGTACGCTTTCACGTAGAACGTCCGCTGTCCGTCCGTTGCGGGAGTTCGGATGGGCGACCACTCTGTCACGCGGCAGTTGGCACCACCTTGGTTCAGCGTCGCCGTGCCCACGCCGGTATCCGTGCAGGTCACGTCGTAGTCGTTGAACTCCGAGCTGTAGTACTTGGCGAAGTTCTGGATCATGTTGTCGCCCGAGTTCACTTCGCCGTCGTAGCTCATGTCGGTCGGGTTGTTCGCGATTCCGCCTTGCGGTATCTTGGTGCCCTTCCTGTCGTCGAACTTCTTCTCGTAGTAGAACATCGCGGCGACCGGCGAGGTCGTCGGCTGCACCGACACGAGCTGATTCGCGATCAGGTTCGGCCAAACCCTCCGCAAGATCGGGAAGGTGTACTTGTGGAACGCGCCGGTGTCTGTGGAGAGGGTGTCCTCTTGCAGACTCTTTACGTGCTCCATCTGGTTTTCGAGCAGGATGGCTGTGCATTTCTTGACATAGCCGTTCTGGATGCCGTTGAGCATCTTACCCCACTTGTTCATGCAAGCGGCGGCGTAGCTTTTGTCATGCACGGATCTCGGTCCTGCGGCTTCGAGCAATGCTCTGGCTTCGATCTCTCCTTGGTCCATTTTTCTCTCCTTGGGTGGCGGTGTTATCCTGTCGTAACTCCCGCCAGTTCCAGCATCTCGTCTTCCTCTAACCCCGTGTCAGCTTTAGACAACGCGGGTTGTTTTGCTGGTTTGTCTTCGGTTAATGACTGCGACCGTTCCCCAATTCCTCTCTTTAGGCTCTGAGTCATCGTTCGCAGCTCGCCATCGGCGATTTCCCTCGACCCCTTTTCACGGACCAACCTGTCCACCGCAGCCTTGGAGTTTACATCCTCCATCAAGGCCAGCAACTCTCTACCGTTCGTCAACCCGACTACCCTATCGTGCTTGTAAACCGACAGCTCGTGGGCCTCCTTGAGATCCTCCAACTGCTTCTGGGCCTTCTCCTTGGCCTCTTCGGCTTCCTCTGCACGGAGCGCAGCAGCCTTGCGCTGCTCATCAATCCGCTCTCCCAACTTCGCAGCCTTCTGCAATTTGCTATTCAAATCTTCCACCTTGCTCGAAAGCAGGGTCACTTCTCCTCGTAGTTCCGCGTTATCCTCGCGAAGCTTCGCTTCCTCGGCAGACACGCGGTCGTCGTTTTCGTCCTCACCTGGGAGATCGGCCAAGACTGCCTTGAGCGTCTCGTCCACTTCTTCCTTGGACTCAAACTTCTTGCCCTTTAGCAGCTTGCGAATCGTGTCGGCCATCGGGTGCTTTCCGATCTGCCGCTCGATATGCAACTGGAACGCAGCGGCCAGGGCCTTCTCCGCTGCTTCGTCACGCTCAGATGTGGCCTCGGCCACCTCCAGCTCTTTTGCCTTCAAGGCGTCCGCGACGGCCTTCTCGTCCGGCGTAGCATGATAGGTGCTGACCAACTCGGCGACCTGCGCCAAAATGGCCTTTGCTCCTCCCACCTCGGGGTCGTTCCCCAGCTCCTCGCGCAACTCCTCGCGCAACTCCTCTTTGGCACTGGTGATCGTTTCGGCCAATACACGCTCGAAATTTTCACTCAGCTCCTTGCGAACCCTCTCCTCGGTGGCTTTTATGGCCTCGTCCACCTCGCTGTTGCCGGTTTTTTTGGCTTCCTCAAGAGCCTTCGACTTGATGCCCTCGGCTATCTCTGGAAACTCAGTCAGAAACAGCTCGGCGGGATCGTCGTCTTCCACGTCCACATCCTCGGTGAAGATTCCCGGAACGGCGGTCTTCATCGCCGGATCCCCTACGAAGTCGTAGGTCTTCAGCACAAAGTCGTCCTGCACTATCTCTCCCTCGGTCTTGCCCGTGGACGGCTGCGTCGAGCCGTATCCGCGAGAGGACACTCCGACCTGCACATTTGCCTCGATCAGCGCCCTCAGCGTCTTGCCTTCGGGAGTATTTAGAATCTCTGCCTCGCCGATGACGATGCCGTCCTTGATCATCAGATTTGTGATGACATGAGAAACGCGCTTCAGGGAGGTCTTGCCGTCAGCCGGATGATCCAACTCGCCAAGAACCCTACGCGCTTTGATGGATTCCATCAGGCGCTCGAATTCGCGGTTCATCAAATCCTCGGGATAGATGCGCCCGTTCTCCGTCGGCACACCTACGCGACCGAACTCACCGCGAGCGATGAGCTTGCCGCCCTTCGCCTCATTGATGGTGAACTGAGAAAAATGTGGAATCTCTTCATATAGAAGCTTTGCCATTGTCTCACCACTTCTTCCAGCGCTTGTGCCGGAGTTCTGTTCGAGCAAGTGGGTTGCGCTCCTCTCTCCTCTTTGCTTCTGGAGAGACTTTTCTATCCGTCTTTTTTCCATCAGGACGGACAAACGGTTTGAGCGATTCAACACCCGCTAACTCCTGGCGACCGGACCTGTAAGCCGTTCGCCGTTTTCGTTGCCCCTCGTACAAGGAGGGGCTGCTCAGTTTCCCTCCAGCTCCCCTTTGTCGATCCGGTCCAGCCGGTCCAACGACTTCATGATAAGGGACAGCGCTGGTTTCACCTCGCGAACGAAGTCCTCTGGCTCCATGACTTCCTCGTCGAGCCTCCCTGCCTCCCATGCCTCGTCCAGTTCCTCGTAGATGTTCTCGTAGATCTCCGTCACCGACGGGTCCAAGAACTCCTCGTGGAGCAGGCGGAAGATGCGACCGATGCGACCCATCACCTCGTCTCTCGCGCTCTCGGAGACTTCGGAGGTTCCCTCGGTCAAAGCGGCCAGCTCGGCGGCGAATGGGCTGATTAGGCCCTCGGAGGACTCCCTGCGCGGCCTACGTACGGCCCAGCGAGCCGACACCTTTTTGGAGTGCATACCCTGGCCGGAACGTCCCCAGAGCCTTTTCTTGCGCTCCTCCCTGGTGAGCTTGCCCTTGCCTCCCACCGCCACCACCGACCTGACACAGCGCTTGCCCGCCGGGTCCTTGGGATCGGTTCTGAAACCGGGGCCACACTGGAAGGATACTTTCTTGCCCATCGAGTGCGCCTTGTGCCGACGTGTCCTCACTCCGATTTTCTCGTCGAGGATTTTCTTGACGACGCCCTCGGCCATCGTCTTCAGCTCCTCGTCATCTTCGGGGAGTGTCTTCGCCTTCAGAGCCTCCAGCAGCTCGTCGAAATCGCCCTCCTCGAAGTTCTCGAACGGAAGATTCGAGACGCGCTCCAGAAGCTCGCGGGTCACAACAGGACCGTCGATTGGATCAACGTCCTCCTGCTGCCTCTGCTCCTGATCTGCTTGACCCCCCTGCGGATAGGTCAAGGGCGTTCCAACGTCCTCGGTGAGCACGCCGCCGAGCATTCCCTGCTCGGCCTCGTTCAGCGGCAACCCAATTGCTTTGAAATCCTCTTCTACGGTAGTCGTTATGACTTTTTTTCGGGTATCCATTTCCTACTCCTCGTTATCGGGCCGCGCCTTGTCTTTCAAATACTCAGCTACGACCACCATTGTTTTTGCCCACTCGGCCAGCCTGTCATGTGCCATCGACATGGATTCCAAATCTTCGGAACCCATCAACTTTTCGGCCTTGCCGAGCAGACCTACAACGGTCTGCGCTTCAGCGATCAACGATTTTCGTATGGCACCGAAAAACTCATCTCTCTCTTTATCAAACACTATCCCGGTACATTCGTCAACTATCTGTTGAAGAACGGCGTTCACAACCCCGAAGGATTCGCGCAACTCGTTCTCGAACTCGGAGATCTTGTCAGCGCCTATCTTGGAATAGCGCGTTTTGGGTAAACGGCCCTCGTACTCACGTATGTGGCCATGGAGCGAAGTCCGTATCTGCTCCTTGTTCGCCTCATACATCTTCGTCCACTCGGCGGCTTCGCCGGTGGCTTCGTCCAGCTTCGCCAACACACCGGATAGCCAGTAGTCCTCATCTCTCTGTATGACAGACGCGACCTCGCGAACTTGAGTTCGTTCTATCGGCTTCCCACGCATCATCTTGTTGACCATCGACTTAAGCTGCTTCGAGACAAAGAGCGGGACTTCGTTATCCTCCCATACCCTGACAGCCTTGGACGGCTTCTGGTCAATGTTCTTCACCACCCCATCCTCGACGGTGTAGGTGAATCTGAGGAATTTACCGTCCACGTCAAATCCGAAGGCATGATCCGTGTGGACTGACACTATATTGACCGGGGAATCCCCGTAGTGCTCAGAGATGGCATCCTTGATCATGTTGGTCTGGGCCTCCAGACTGCCAGCAAATACTTTACTCAGAGCGCTTCCCTGTACATACGGCATCATCGCCTCCTATCATTTGCAACCATTCGGAAAAAGGTGGGTTTCATCTTGGCCACTTCTTTTAACACCTTCTTCGTAGTTTTCCTAGTTTCTTCTTGCGACTCTATCAACCTCTGAATCCGTTCATCCACTGCAATATCCTCCTGGGCCGATGCTTCGCCAGGCGGCTCTGGAGGTTTGGCGTCCGGGAAAATATTGGCAATCTCCTGCTCTGTCGCGGCAGCCTGCTTCGCCTCTCGGTCGCGCTCGGCAGCCTTCTGCTGCATGACGTAGGCGGCATCATCCTCTGTCGCATGGAAGACATGCTGGATGATCCACTCCTTGTCGAACCAATTCTCCAGGGAGGATGCAAGGCCAGCCTGCGCGTTCAAGACCTCGATCTGTTGTAGCTCGAAGATGGCACTCGGCACAGACATCTTGATGTCCCACTTTGTTGAGTCTGGATCGATATTGAGCGCCGCCAGGTGTACTCGAACGGACTGCTTGATCCCGTTGCGAAACTCACGCTGGATTCTCATCGCCGTCCGAGCGAACCGAACGTCCTCTTGGGCTACCTGGCCCTTATTCGGCTCGGCATCGCTCGTCCAGTAAGAACGCGGTATTTTCACCGAGAACATGAGTTTCCCTCGGAAGTACTCTATGTCGTCCATGTTCTGGTAATCGGGACCGGCGATGACATCGATACGGGTAGACTCCTTGTCCTTTCTGACCGGTATGAAGAAATCCTCGTCCGGCGTAAGCGGATTGTAGCGGAAATCCAGTTTGCCCGTGGAGGGATCGATAAGCTTCCGCTTCTTGAAGCGGCGACGCACCTTCTCGACGAGCGCCATAGCCTGCTTGGGCGGCAGGTCAGACGTGTCGATGTAAAATGCGTAGCGGGCAGGGCTTCTCGTCAGCTTATAAACAAGGGCGGTATCTTCGAGCATCTGGAGACGCTTCCAAATCCACCGCGCCGGATCGAGGATGGAATAACCATACAACGACCTCATGTACTTCGAGCGCAGCCGCCAATGGGTTATTTCCCACGGGTAGAAGAACTCCAGATCGCGACCCTGGGTAGTATCCTTGTCCTTCTTGTCGCGCTCCTTCAGAAGTCTCTCGAAATCGCTGTAGATGAAGTTGAACTCGCACGCAGTATCCTGCACGTAGCCCAACAAATTGCCCCTCTTGCCAACGACACGACGCACAGTGGGAACCGGCAGCCAGTTCAGCCCAACCAGCCCGAGCTTATCCGCCACAACGTTTTCAGCGAACAGATTGCCGTACTTGCAAAATGTACGTACAGCAGGCCAAATATCTTCCTCTATCCTCATCCTGCGATGAAGACAGTCATCAATCAAATCCCTGAACAAATGATCCCTGGACACGGCCCAGATCGTTTTCCCATGGATGCTGTCTGGAATGGTGGTGTCGTCCGCATAGTAATCCAGCGCTGAGGAATTGTGTACCACTATCCCATTTGCAACAAAGTTATGGTATTTATCAGTGGTCAAATCGTAAACGTCCTGCTCGCCCAATACACGCACAGCAACGACCTTGTGATTGGTTCCGTTCTTGCCAATCTCCCGTCGATAATCATGACCGTTTCGAGACAATCGACGGCACAGAGTACTCCAATTCAGGCCAAGTTTTCTGGCGGCCTCTGCTAGTGATGTACTCGACCTAACTGCTTGCAACATCACCGGAAGCTCTACAATATTGCTTCGCTGCTTGAATTTCCACTTTGCAGCAAGCGCTTCCTTTTGCTCAAATGTTAATGTTTTGCCCTTCCGGTGGGCATTCCCGCGTAAGCGTTCGGCGTGTTTTTCCCGACGTTCATCTGTCCACTTTAAGTTTGCCGATGTATCAGTCCATGACGGCTGATGAAGCCTGTAGTGTTCGGTAGGTGTCAACAGCTCAATGTTTTCCCAGGAATCGTTGAGCTTGTTTTCATCTTTATGATGCACGGAATATTCGGCAGTATCATACTGTCCAAATTTTGTTCGCGCCACTACCCTGTAAAGATATTCCCATCGCTCATTGGCTGGCTTTTCAGGATGCATTATACGCATATAACCAGACGCATTTACTCGTGAATTTAGCGGCATGACACTATCGCCGACCCTTAATTCTGCCGCCTTCACCCAACGACCATCCCTGGTAAGAATTTTATGATCGAGGGTACATCGCAAGACATCACCAGTATCAAAAACAACTTCACAGACAGTGTCCCTTTTTGTGAGTCGTGGACTGTGCGCTTGAGCCGCCACAAACTCTCGTCTGACGATGTCATAGGCAATAACCCCAAAGCGCTCACCTGGGGCGTACCGCTGTGCCAAGCTATCGATACGCACAGGACCATCCAGCGTTCGAACAAGCGTATCGCCTGTTACGCAAAGCTCAGGGTAGTCATCCATGTTCTCGTAATCGGCGTACCGCTGCATCAGGCTCGCGTCCATTGTGAGCATGGCCGAGAGATGCTGGTATCCGTCGCCAGCGTCAGCCCCCATAGGAACCACCGTCCCGTCGGCGACTGGAACTACAGCATTGCCCCTCGCTTCGTCAGCGATGAGGCTTTCCTTGTCCATGAGCAAAAAATTCCTGATGGATTGTAAAGCGCTCATTTACTCGTCACCGAATAGGATAGGAAGGATTTCAGTATCATCACCTGCTTCCTTCGCGGCGCGGACCTCTTGCAAATCCACCTTGTCCGCCGGGATGGACTCAGATACCCACGAATATTCGTGAGTGATCCTATTCTTCGTACCAGCCAACGCATCCAATGGCAAGCGCTCTGCATGATTCAGCAGACCATACACAACTCCTGCCATAGCGTCGGCCACGTCCTTCGAGTTATGAACAAACACTCCAGAGGAGAGTGCAAAATTGGAAAACTCGTCCACCTCAAGATCGTAAACAGGCACAGGCTCTTTGAGTTTCACTGGAATCACATATCTAACTTTATGGTTGTTCCCGCACTCCGACACCAGGAAATCGTCCCACGAATCGAACCCATTTTCCCGAAGAACACGCATCACCACATTGCGGCCACACCCAAGCAACCTAGCAGCACTGTTGGCGTTTTCTTCACCTCTCGCCTTGTCCAGAGATGCCAAGGTGATGTCACTTCTAAAACCTGGATTCTTCTTGGCAGACGTATCCCGATCTTCCTTGGATCTGGAAGCATTCGTTTTCCTCATCGCCTCACTGTGAACCTGCCTGCCACGCTCGCTAAGATTAAATGCCTGAAGACCCTCCGCGACCTTGTAACTGTATTCGCCGCCCTCCGCGTGCCTCTTCAGCGTGTGGCGACGTGCGTGCTCGGCAAGCTCCTCACAAATAAGATTTTTGGGGTGATTATCAGTCTTTGTTCCGTTTTTATGATGCACACACTCCTGCTGCCCAAGGCCCCTATTCAGGTGCTCCCAGACAAGATGGTGTGTTAGATGCCTGTCTCCATGAAGATCCGTTACACGCTCATACCCGCCATTCACAGGCCACACTCTGTTGATTGGCATGAGACGATCAACTCCAGGAATGAGATCTCTAGCTGCCTTATATGTCCCATCTCGCAACATCCACAGATGATCAGGAGTGCATCTCTCGACGGCACCACTATCCAGGACAACATCCACCAGCTCCATTACATATTTCGTCAGCTTGCCACGAGCCTTCCCAGGCACAATGCGTCCATTAGGAGTACACGAATAGACCCATTCCTCTCGTCCATTCATCTCAGCGATAGTTGGGCAACTCCCATTTAGCAATGGTATCCTCGTATTCTCCACAAAAC